TTCCAAATGTACTTTGCCAGGTAACATTCACATCAAACCATTTAATATCTCTTGTTCTTAATGCAATATTTGTTCTTAATCCATTAGGGTCATAAAATGCAGAATTATCTAAACTTTGCCATCTATCTCCTATAGACCCACCAGAAATACTGGAATTAGCCCACACAAAAGATTCAGTAACTCCTGGTTTATAATTCAGTGTGTTAAATGTTATGCTGTCTTTTACTGCTTGAGTGGTGCCATCAGTTACCTTAACAGATTTTACATTATAAAATTTTAAGTCGTTAGCACTTTGTACAACATAAGATAAACCTCTTATAGTTACATTATACCTATAACTAGATGTATCTATAGGAGAATATTCAAATAACATGAGCCAACTATTATCTTTACCTGACAACGTAGTATCTTTTGCATTTTCAATATCTAAATCTCCTGTTTTTAATAGGTTTGCATTTGATATCACATAAAAAGATTGATCTGTAAGATCAAAACCTATGCCAAATGTGCTCTTATTAGATATTGCGGTTTGTATTTGTGTTTTTTCCGAACTTGTGAATGTTTTTCTTAAACTTGCTATAACTTCTTCTGCTCGCCAATTTGAATTTACATTGTCACTTAAAGTCCATGGTCCTATGCTTGTACTTAAACCACTAGATAAGGCACCATTATTTTGAACACCTGTGACTCTAACCCATTTATAGTTTGCAATATTTGTAGTATCTACGAATTTAACAAATGTATTTTCTTGAAATACTTTAGTTGATTCTGTATTGTTTACCATTACAACAGTATCAGAACTACTAAATGTTTCTGTCATATAACCTGTAGTGCTCTGTGTTGCAACCGGTAAAGGATTCCATCTAATATTTAAAGTATCTGTTTGGAATTTAGTTGTAATAAAGTTACTCCATTTTTCTCTAAGAGTATCATATATTACATTATTTAATCTTTGTTCTTTTAAGTAATTTACAATGGTATTGTCAATAACTTCTGCTGGTGTATTATTATCACTAACTATTAATTCTTTTGTTATAGGGTCATCGTCCTTGTAAAGATACCCGTCCTCTGTATAAGTTTCAACACTTTGAAATGTTCCTGTAGGATCATTTATATCAATGTACCTGCTATGGCCTGCATGAGTTCTATTTGTTGCTTTTAGTTTTAATATATTAGATGTTTGGCTTAAAGGAAAAACATTATAGTCTTGTGCTGACACCATTCTATTTTGTGTATAAAATGTTTGTGGTGCTCTATCTTTAATAGCCTGTAAACTTTCTGCAGGTAAACTATTATTAACAGTTGACTCAAGTCCAAATGTAATTGTTAAACGGTAATCTTCCCCTGATGAATTTACATAAGGTATAGTTACTGATAAATTTTTTGCATCATCTGGGTGTATAGAATATCTTTCTCCATCACTGGTTCTATGCCATACTCTAAAAATACCCGTTGGTACATTTCCGAAATTGCCGTCTGGATATTTTATTCTTATTCCGTCATTATTTAAATTTTCTATTGCATATAAATTTCTAGTATTTAATGCTTGGCTGTTATAGTTTAATGTTTGACCAATTGTATTTGGAATTTTAGTCCATTGATTTTCTACAACACCTTGTGTATTTACTTCCTGTATAAAGACATCAGTTTCATTTATATTTTTCTTTATAATATCTTCAAATCTATTTTGTAATGGTGCCTCATAATTAAAGTCTTCAAATTCTAAAGTACCTTGTTTGAACATGAGGAAGAAACCAGTATTATTACTAGAGAGACCTAATCCATCGTTTCTATAGAAAAGACCAAAATCATTTGTAGGGTTTGGTTGTTTTTCATAAAAGTATTCGTTATCGTAAAAATCACCGTTTACTATTTCAAATACTCTACTAACACCATTTACATTAATATTAAATGAATGTGCAATGGGAGATGTAATAGGCGTACTTATTGTGTATTGGTCTGTGCTAATACCAGCAATTTTACCTGATTTAACAGGTGATGAAAATCTATTTGTTGAGGACATTCCTGCATTAAGTACTGTAATGAATTGTTCATAACTGTCTGGATTGTTTGCATCGTCCCAAAAAATATTCTGATTTGCTAATTGATTTCCTTGGCTATCTGTAAGTGGCTCATTAGTTCTCAAAGATGTAATCTTCATAAGGCCACTTGCAGGAATATTTCTTTTAGGATTATATCCTAACATTCTTGCTAATTTAAATACTGAGTCTCTTCTTTCTGCTGTTTCTAAAAAGTTTTCTCTAGTATTAACATCCATTCTAAATGCAATACTTGTACTTAAAAATGCTAACAATTCTATAATTGCAATAAATTCTGAACTTTCAATATAATCATTGAAATTTTCTGGAAAGTTTGTTCGTACATATTGAACTAAACTAGTTCTCATAGTGTCGAAGTCGTATGCTTGAAAATCTACTTCTGAAAAGGCTTTATATGCAACTTTCCAATCTTCTGCCGCAAATAAATTATTTTGTCTATTAACTAAAGCCATTAAAAGTCCTCTGCATTTCTTCTATCAAATTCTAAGAATAATGTTTCTGCTTGGTCTAAATTGTAATACTTCACTTCGACTTCTGCTCTTATGGTCTGGTCATTTATGTATAATATTGTATTCTCTAATGTGACCCTAGGATCTAAATCCACTATTCTTTTTATATCATCTTTAATATCCTCTTGCAACGTTGGACTATCTTGCTCCATTAACATATCCCAAATAATACTACCAAAATTAGGTCTCATTATTCGCTCACCTCTTTTAGTATAGAAATGATTTAGTAAATCTCTTTTAATAAGATTAGTATCTGTAAGGGTATAAGGTGCCCTATTTTTGTCTACTGTACTAAAACCTTTGAATAACGTTGCCATGTAAGTATTTATCAAAACTATTAAATATAGTTTTAATTAATGCTTGACTTCTTTGTATAAGGTGTTATAATAAATTTATGAAAAATGTGATCTATTTACATGGAGCAAATGCAGACCCTGATAACTTTAATTACTACACATTAAAGATGCCAGAACACCCTTTCTTTGCACCTGCATACGATATGGAACAAGATCCATATGATTTAGTAGAGCATATAAGAATGCAAAAAGAAAGAGAATGGGGTAAACAAAAAGTAGTAATTGTAGGACATAGTTTTGGTGGTTTATTAGCAAGTTGGTATGCTAGTGTATATCCTAGAAAAGTAGATCATCTCATTACAATAGCAACTCCTTGGGAGGGCACTCCTGTAGCAAGAATACTTGCTATGGTTTTTAGAAACAGAAAGGTTTTTGAGAATACTAAGCCAGGTGCTGATGTATTAAGACTGCTACAAGAGAAAACTTTTAATGGTAATCATACTAACATTGTATGTACTAGTGGTGCCAATCCTTTAGCAGGATTAGGAGGTCATGCAAATGATGGTATGATATCGGTTTCTAGTCAATCCTCAACACCCCCAAAATTCAAAAACACTGAAAATATCTATATAGAGGCGGGTCACAGTGGAGTTCTGTTAAATAATGATGTAACTAAAATATTACAAGATATAATATTTGAAAAATAAAATGCAAGATATAAAATCCTTAAACAATACACTAGAAGAAGAATTAAGAATTATGCTCGTTGAAAAGAACAACGAAAATAATGGTCTTAGAAATAAAATTGAATTACTAGAACAAGCCGTTGCAGAAGAACAAGAACAAAAATATAGATTACTTGTTGAAAATGCAGATCTTAAAAAGGCTTTAAAAAAATATTCCTAATTTATTATAGGCTCTCTTCTTAGCAAGTACCAATATAGCTCTTAATTCCTGAAAATTTAAATCCCTTTGCTGAGGATATAATGTTGCTTGTACATCATCAACTTCTGCTTGCCAATTAAGATGATCGGCAGTAGAGAAAAGTTCTGCTTCATATCTTCGTCTAGCAATATAGTCTGTTCTTATTTGTGGTCTGCTGTATTGGCCTATCTTTCCTACTCTAAATCTTTGCATGTATTTAGGTACTGATTCGTATCGTCCTTGATTAAGAACTGCTAAAACTTTGCTTTTTGCAAACCTATCTACGCCTATGTGAGATACAAAACTTGCAAGAGCACCCATTTGATTATGATTTAAAGGTACTGTAACTAATTCAGATATGTCTTTAATTGCTTGTTTTAAATCTGCTTCTAAGGCTAGTCTTTCTGCATTAGGCCCAAGACCGTCTATAAACTCAACAAGTCTTGTACCTGTTTTTCTATGAATGTAAATTAAACTAGGACCGTCGATTATTAAATCTATACCTTTATCTGCTAATTGTTCAACAACTTCATCAAATATATTATCCGCCATTGTTATTGCCTCCTTGTCCTTGAGCGTTTTTTATAGCACCTTCTACTTTGGCTTTTGCCGCAGATTTAAATTCTTCTACTTTACCGCCTGTTACATTATTAACAACACCACTTATATCGCCCTTCATGCCTTTTACAACTGTATCCTGTAAATCTAAAGGCAAACCTAAACCATCCAAAGAAAATTGTTTTAACCTGGCTTCTAAGTCTGTTAAAATTTTACTCTGTCCTATAATCTTTTGCATAATACTATTAGTTGTAGGTATTCTAAACGGTGGTATAACAATACCTAACATTCCTGCCATTTTTGTAATACCTTCTATGCTTTTTAAATTTAAATTTTTCAAAGACATAAAGTTACTCAACATCGCATTGTATTCTGCATAAACAGATTTGATACCTGCTGTTGCATCATCAAATTCATCTTTTAAATCACCAATTTTATCTCGTGCATCTGCAAACCCTTTACCAATTTTTGTCCCTTCAGGTGTATCAGCATCTGCTGGAGTTGTATCTGTAGGATCTATTTGATTTTCTAGTGTTTCGCCATCTGCTGTTTCATCTTCTTCTATACTTGTTGGGTCTTCTGATATAGGATCATACGATCCATGTCCAGCATATGGTTCTGCTGTAATTAGTTTTCCAACAATAGTGCTAATAGCCGGTCCTTTTTCTGGTCTTTGTCCGCCATTTAAAATTGGATTGTCTTCGTCTCTATCGTACTCTGGCGGTGTTGATGATTGATCAGGCTGTTCCGTTCCGCCTAATTGTGGTGCCGGTACAGCCGGTACTAGATCAGGTGTAGGTACTGTTCCAAGATTATTTAAACCTATGGTTGTTCCGAATATATTTGTAGTACCTCCTGCTGAAAGTGTTGCGGCTCCTCCCGCCAAAACATCAACTTTTCCTGAGGCCTGTACTGTGGTAAACCCTTGTGATTGTATGGCCGCACTTGTTGTACTGGTTAATGTTAATCTTCCTGCAGAGTTGATCTGTAGATCACCTGCATTTGCTGTAATTTGAGCATTAAGAGTTGCATGTATAGAGGTGTCAGCCGCAGAATGAAATCTTAAATTACCACCTGTTCCTAATGGTGGCACACCTAATGCTCCTAATTTACCTGATATTCCTAAATACCCGGCGACTTCTGAATTATCTCCAGTTGCCTTTATATTTACATCATTACCTGCTTCTATATTGATGTTTTTATCTGCTCTTAAGTTAAAGTCTCCTTTAGAACGAATACTCATACTACCTTCCCCAAAGAAGTTAATATTACCGTTTCTGTCTAATTCAAACCATGCTGTTCCTGTTTTGTTTATAACATATATACATCCTGTGGTATCGTCTAATAAAATCTGATTACCGCCCCCGGTTCTCACTCTTATATTAGAATTTTCCGGTGCATCGTCCATAATAAACTGATGCCCTGGTCCTATAGGTCTACCCTCATCGTCTCGAGGACCTTTAGATAAAATACCTAATACTTCACTAGGAGTTTCTCTCCTTGCACTACTTGATGTTGCTCCCCTTAATGGGTCGTTTATAAGTCCCTGTTTTGTGATGTTTTCTGCAAAATCATGAAAGATAGGTCTAAGTTTTCCGTTATTTTTAGTATCTGTGTCATATTGATTTTTTTCTACAGTAGGTGTATTAAACGGTCCACCCTGAAAACTAGGTCCTCCGGCAATTCCTGGAACCATTTGGTTGTAGGGAGTCACCATAGCATGTCCCATTATAAATGGTTTAGACAATAGTCCGTCTGCAAAACTTACTAATACAGTATTACCAACATCAGGCGGTGGTGTCCACATTCCATAAGAGGTTCTAGCATTTCTATCTTGCGTAATATCGTCTGCATTAGAATGAACTGGATCAGATAAACCGTAAAAAGGAGACGTATACATCGCGTCAAAAAGTAATCTTTGTGTAGGGTCTCTATTAAACTCTGAAATATAAACTGATACCTTTCCTGTACGTGATGAATCTTTATTAAATTCAACTACACCTGTATAGATACCCCAATATCGTTTTGTAGTATCTAATCTTTCCACAGGGTTATCGTAGGTAGCCCCCATAGATTTATTTACGTGGAAATGTTTAGGCATTTTTAAATATCTCCTTTTTTACCTTGAGTAGGACTAGTCCTGTTTGCTTTCCATGCCTTGTATTTTTGCTCTTGTTCACTTGTTATAAGTCCCTGATCAAGTAAATCCTGTAGTGAGTTCTCCATGCCTGTACCTGATCCTATATTTAATAAATTATCTATATATGCAGGATCATCAAAACGTTCCCCACTATAATCACTAGACGTTTGATTTCTAGCATCTTGCCAATTTTTTTCTTTAAATGTTTGCTCATATGATGCTCTAATATCATCTAGGGATAAACTATTTTTATCTTCTAATTTAGATAAATCTATTGTAGATTCTTTTGCTGTACGAACATTCACAGTATATCTTCCATTATCGAAGTTATTTACTACTTCCAGAAGCCTATATATGCCAGTTATGAAAAAACTTTGCCCACCTACAGGATATAAACCTTCATTTAAATCTTCTTCATTTATAAAAGGATCAAAATACATTGGTTGTCTTAACTCAAATAAGATAAAGTTATCGCCACCATAAGTATTAAGTCCGTTAGCAGAAGATTTCTCTTCTTTCATATCAGGAATCTTATCGTAATTTATACCGCCTGTTCTATCTGGTTCTCCTAAGTACCACGGGTCGCCCCTTAGAGCCATATCTAATCTAAGCAAAATATCTGCTGTATTTTTTTGCCCGTACATATATCCAAAAAGATTTTGACCTCGTGTAGCAGGACCCCCTGAATATGATTCGTCTTGTATTTCTTTTTCCTCTACGTTAGGAGTTGCAATAATTTTTTGTGTTTCTATGGAATCTTGTATTTTGCTTTTTGCATCATTTTCTGAAAGTGCATCTAAATAAACTTCTTGGCCGCCTGTTAAATCTCCACCGTAAATATATCCACTTGGGCTTGGTTTATAATTTTCTAAACTATTATTTAAAAGATTTTGCCTATCACTTTCCGTAACTGTTCCTAATTGTGTAGAAGTGTCTTTAGGCAAAATAGCATCTGCTACTGCTTGGCCTATTTGTCGATTAGACAAACTTTCTATTAATCCTTTAGCAGTTGCACCAACACGATCTGCAATAACTTCTTTAATTTGATTCTCATCTAACCCAGCCGCTTTGGCAAGATCTCGAATACTGCCGTCTTTTGCCGCTTTAAATATATTTAAAAACTTTTTAGCATTTTGAAACTTTGCGGCTAGACTAGCCAACGTTTTACCTGATAATGGGCTATCTATTTCTGCAGGATCTGGACTAAAATTTGAAATATTATTTAAAACAGCATTACCGAATTTACCTCCTTTAGGTGGTATAAGTAAATTGATACCAAAGTCATACTTTAAATCTACATTTATTACTTGATCATTTCGTCCTGTAAATATGTATTCGTATGCCCTGCTAATTTCCATAGCATTTACACGTTTTTTAATTTCTTCTTCAGAAGGATTCAATTCTTCTGTTGTAGCAAATTGTTTTCCTGAGGGAGTTTTAAAAATACCAGGTTGAAATATAATTTCTTTAGAATATCCCTTTCTCTTTTCATCATATTTTAATTGTTTTACTAATGCATTTACTTTAAAATCGCTGATAAAGGTTTCGTCAGTAGAGACCAATTCTTCTTTTTCAACTTTACTTCGTGTTATACTGTTTGTAAAATCTAAGTTCCTAGCAAGTAACATACCAATATAAGTTTCTACAGTTGAACCTGCAGGGACTTCTATTTTAATTTTCTCTGACTCTACATTAGATACACTTTTGTCTACACCTTGTGTTGTTTCTTCTGTTTCACCTGGTGCAACACCTGCCTTATTAAGTGCTGTATTTTCTCTCGCAGTTGCATCCAATCCTTTATCTAATTTTTCATCTTTTATTGTAGTTTGTCCTTCCCCTACTAAATTTTTTAATTGGAAGTTTACTGTGTCAACTTCATCTTTTGTAGTACCTGCGTGTTCTTTAAGATAGTGATTCCATTGTTTAATAAATTCTTTAATATGATCAGTTATTGTTTCACCTTCAGTAATAATTTTTGTAGGTGTTTTATAATATGCATCTGAATATGCAAGATCATCTGCAATCGCAAAAGTCAGATAATAATTTGTTCCTGTACTATCTAATTCAAAAGTAGCATTTTGTAAAAATGCTTTAAATCTATAAGGACCGGCGACATCTCTAATTTGTCCTCCGTCATCTGGTTCAAAGTCTGCACCGTATGGATTGTATCCTTGAAAGTTTACTTCGAAAAAGAAAGGAGCAGTATCACCACCAACACTCATATGAGGGATATTTAAACGTTCCCTGCCTATTACAATCATATCTAAAAAGTTTGCGGCTCCAGGTTGTCTTATATTACAGGTAATCGTTTGTGTTATTTTACCCCCTTTACCACCAGGTACATTCATAATTTCTACATTATCTATTAATACACCTGTTACACCTGTTTGTGCAAGTACAACTGTGTTTTCTGGTTTGGCTACATAAGCACCATTTAAGAAGCCACCTTTAGATGTAACTTCTCCTTGTAAATCTTCTCTTGGATCTCCCTGTGTTGAATCACTTTTACTTTCTGTAGTTTCTTCTACAGGTGGAATCATATAAAGTTTGATGTTATATGTGACATTATCGAAATTATCTAAGGGATTAGTAGGAACCCAACCTAAATAACCGTTATCTTTTTTTGCTTCGCCCTCAGCCATTTTTTATCCAACTAAAGACTTAACTGTTTCCGGTGATGGTATTTTTATTATTACACCTGCTTTGAAATCTTCTATTGGATCTTTAATGATATCTGGATTTTTAAGTGCAAAAACCCACCATAGTCTAGGTGTACTGTAAAGATTTGTTGCTAAAATGTCAGGTCTTTTACTTTCTGATTCTTTTATTTTATAATCTACTTCAAAAGGATCTTCAGGTAGTTTTGGTAACGTATTTAAATCTAAAAATCCGTCAAATGTAGACGCATTTCTCAAAAAACTATCTCTTCTGTGAAAGTCTGCCATTAGATATATCCATCCTTATATGCTTCTCCAGTTCTTAATGTGTTAAGATTGAAATTTTTACGCAATTTATGAGGAGTGTAATTTGGATCAAGGTCACATGTGACAGTTGATTCAGTAGGTACATAGGTTGTTGTAGATTCTCCTCCTATTTTAACCTCTACAGGTACATAATCTACATCCGGTGGTAACTCCAAAGAGTACGACACAACTATTACTGGAACTTTGTTAAACCCATGATCACCTAAATATTCAAATAACATTACTGGAGGTGGTGTACCAAATGTCCCATCAGCAACAGATTGGTCACCATAGAAGGCCTTTGTTACAACTCTAAAGAATTGCATCATTGCCAAATAATATCTTCCTTCATCTATATTGTTTACCGTGAACGTAGACGTTAAAGTTAGTCTAGGAGGGGTTGACATTTGATATGTATTTATAGGGTAGTTCATACCTTGCATCTGCTCTTTATTGTATTCTGCAGAACCTACTACATAAATTTGTGGAACATATTGCCAAACTAAACCACCTGATGCTTTGATAGGGGCCATTATACCGCCATCTTCTGAACCGTAGAATCTGTGAGCACCCCCAGCCTTAGGACGCAATCTTGCTCTCCAATCAAAGTTTGTAGTAAATCCTTGTCCTTCACTTGGATTAATCGCTGTTGAACTTGCGGCTTGATTACTCTGCTGACCTAATTGTTGTTTTAATTGTTGTTCACTTAATTGCCTAGCACCGAAAAGCAGGTTACTACCTGGATTCCTACTAGGTCCTGCATTACCGTCATAAAAGAAAGAATAGAAATCTGCATCAGATAAACCACCTAATAAAGCACCGGTAATAGTAGTACCTCCGCCTATTTTGCCTATTAAGTTGTTTCCGACTCCGCCTATTAATCCTTTTAAATAATCTTTTCCGCTTGGCATAAAATCTCCTTGTATGCAACTATTTATCGTATTCATTAAAACTAGTTTTAAATTGCCAGTTTTTATAAATACTTATTGACAATGCACAAGAACTGTGTATAATAACACAATATAAATGAACGATAATTTTGAGGAGAGTTATGTATGGCACAGCCTAAAAAGGTAAATTACCTTAACAACAAAGACATTCTAAAAGAAATACATAAGAGTAAGATGACTTATTGTTATGTAGCAGACGAAAAATATGCAGATTTTGATGTAATTTTAGAAGATGTCAAAAAAATCAATAGAAACAGTATAAAGGTTGCAAGAGAAAATAGAGCATCTCAAATACAATCTGAAGGATATCAGGCCGCAATGGCATTACATGATCCTAAGGATTATAAAAACAAGCCTAAGCAAAAAGAATTTGCAATAGACCCTAAAAGTATAGACCAAGAAGACTTAGTTTTTAGAGTTATGGACATGGAACATATTCCATTAGAGCCAGGTAGAAAAAAGAATCCTAGAAACGAAGCAGAAACAAGAGCAAAAGTAAATTTTCCTCCTTTTAAACACTATGCTTTTGTAGGTGGAGAAATAAAAGAAGTTGCAAGAAGTCATTGGCAGGGCAGTTTAAGTAACGGAGAGTTTTCTGTAGATCATGGTAGAATAACAAATAAACTAGGAACAATGTTTTTAAAACTAGTTGAAAGATATTCGCATAGAGCAAACTGGCGTGGCTACACTTACGTAGACGAAATGCGTGGACAAGCATTGGTACAGTTGTCACAAATTGGATTACAATTTAATGAAGCAAAATCAGATAATCCATTTGCTTATTATACTGCCGCAGTTAATAATAGTTTTACTAGAATCTTAAATTTAGAAAAACGTAATCAAATGATTAGAGACGACATTCTAATAGATAGTGGTCATTTGCCAAGTTATGGTAGGCAGATACAACATGAAGAAGAAATGCGTCTACTAAGAGAAGAAGCACAAAATACTGAAGACTGATATATGGCTCAACTGTTTAAGACAGCGGCCTGTTTTACGGATATACATTACGGATTAAAACAGAACAGCCGTTTACATTTAGAAGATTGTCACAGATATGTAGACTGGTTTATTGCAGAAGCAAAAGCCAGAAATGCAGAGACCTGTATATTCCTCGGCGATTGGAACCATCATAGAGCAAGTATTAGTGTTGCTACAATGAATGCATCTATTAAGGACTTTAAAAAATTAAATGATGCCTTTGAAAAAGTATATTTTATTACAGGTAATCACGATTTATATTACAAAGATAAAAGAGAGTTAAACAGCATTGAGTATGCTAGAGATTTATCTAATTTTGTAATGGTAGATGAGCATTTCCTACAGGATGATGTTGCAATTATACCTTGGCTTGTTGGTGATGAATTCAAACAAGTACAAAAAATGAAATGCAAATATATGTTTGGCCATTTTGAACTTCCATACTTTAAAATGAATGCAATGGTAGAGATGCCAGATCATGGAGGCATTAATGATAAAATGTTAAGTGGGCCAGATTATGTGTTTAGTGGACATTTCCATAAAAGACAGTTTAAAAATAATATACATTATATAGGCAATGCTTTCCCACACAATTACGCAGACGTAGATGACAACGAGAGAGGCGCCATGTTCCTTACATGGGGAGAAGAGCCACTGTATGTTAATTGGGCAGAATGTCCTAAGTATAAAGTGTTTACACTAAAACAATTATTAGATGATCATGCAAACTTATTAGACCAATACACTTATGCAAGGGTCAAACTAGATATCAGTATTTCTTATGAAGAAGCAAACTTCATAAGAGAGAAAATGGCTGAGCAGTATAAAGTCAGAGAGTTACAACTTATCCCTATAAAAGAGGAAGAAGAGTATGAAGGTGGCGATATAAGTTTTGAAAGTGTTGATCAAATTGTTATACAGCAATTAGAAACAATAGAAAGTAATACAGTAGATAAAGATGTTTTGATAGACATCTATAACAGCATAGAAACGCAATAATGTTAAAGATAAAAAACGTATCAGCAAAAAACTTTATGAGTGTTGGCAACAACACACAGGCAGTTAATTTTGATAACTGTCAACTCACTCTTGTGCTAGGACACAATTTAGACATGGGAGGAGATGGTAGCAGAAACGGTACAGGTAAAACTACTATAATAAATGCTCTCAGTTATGCTCTTTATGGAGATGCCTTAACAAACATTCGTAAAGATAACCTTATAAACAAAACAAACGGTAAAGGTATGATTGTTACTGTGGAGTTTGAGATAGAAGGCAAGTCTTATCGTATAGAAAGAGGCAGACGTCCTAATGTACTAAAATTATATATAGATGGCGAAGACGCAATTAATGAAGAGCAACAAGGCGACAGTAGAGAAACACAAAAAGAAATAGAAAAGATTATTGGTTTTCCACACA